GGCGAAGAACCTCACGTCAGCCCGTGACGAGGTGATCACCCAGGCCGAGAAGGAACGTCGCCTGGTCTCCGGCGACTGGGTCCGCCGGGTGATGCAGGAGCATGACGGCGCCGTGGCCTCGCTGATCAAGGCCATGCCGAAACAACTCTCCGGCCGTATTGCACCGCATGACCCCGAGCACGCCGAGCGCGAGCTGACCCGGTGGGTCCAGGAGGTAGCGCTCAAGACATTGCACAACACCGACCCATGGAAAACCTGACCGACCTCCAGCGAAGCCTCCTGGATTACCGACGCAACCTCTACCGGCCGACACCGATGCAGACCGTAGTCGACTGGGCCGAGGCATCGCTCCGGCTGACCCAACGGCAGACCGAGCACCCAGGGCCCTTCTCGACCTCGGTTCGACCGTATACTCGGGAACCCATGGAATGTTGGAAAGACCCTACGGTCTACGAGGTGACCCTCTGCTGGGGCAGCCAAACCAGCAAAACGACCACCCTGATGGCCGGCCTGGCCTGGCTAATCGCCAACGAGCCGAGCCCGGCCCTCTGGCTTATGCCCACCGAGAGCCTCGCCCGGTCATTCAGCAAGAGCCGCTGGCTGCCCATGCTCGAGGACAGCCCGGCCATGCTCGAATGCTACCCGGCCGAGGCCGACAAGATCACCAACCTCGAGCAGAACTTCACCAGGTCGACCCTGACTTTCGTAGGATCCAACAGCCCGGCCAACCTGGCCAGCCGCCCGGTTCGGGTGCTCATCGCCGACGAGGTGGACAAATTCGCCGAAGCCACAGCCCGGGAGGCCGACGCCCTCGACCTGGCCGAGCAGAGACTCAAGAGCTTCAGCAGCTCCAAGGCCTTTATGACCAGCACACCGACGGTGGTCGAAGGACGAATCTGGCAGCGCTTCCTCCGCGGCGACCAGCGTCGCTACTACCTGCCCTGCCCCCACTGCCGTGAGTACATCAAGCTCGAATGGCGCCAGGTGACCTGGGACGACGCCAAGGCCGAGGACGGCAAGCACGACCTGGCCAAGATTCGAGCCTCGGCCCATTACGTCTGTCAGTTGTGCCAGGATAAAATCACCGACTCTCACAAGGTGGCAGCCCTCCGACATGGCCAATGGCGCCCAGAGAATCCCAACGCCATGCCTGGTGTGCGGTCCTACCACCTAAGCAGCCTCTACAGTCCCGACCGCAAATGTACCTGGGGATATCTGGCTGTCTCGTTCCTCGAGGCCAAGGCATCAATGGCCGGCCTTCAAGGCTTTATTAATGGAAACCTTGCCGAGCCCTGGGAGCAGCAGGACGTTCAGCAGGAGCGCACCGAGACCTCGACGACCGTGACCGTCGACGGCGGCCGGCGCTATCTGACCGCCGACGTCCAGGCCGTGGCGCCGTTCTTGTGGTGGGTGTGCAGGGAATGGAAGGACGGCAACTCGACCCTGATTGCTGCCGGCCATGCCGACGACTTCGCAGCCCTGCGCCGGGTGCAGGTGGCCCTCGAGATCCATGACATGGATGTCGGCATCGACAGCGGCTTCAACACCCAGACCGTCTACGATGCCTGTGCCTCCTATTCCTCGGTGACATCCAACCCGATTACCTTCCCGTGCGGCCTCCGCTACCCACCGGAGGGCGGCCTCCGCAAACCCATGGTAATCGGATGGATGCCACTCAAAGGCCGGGAGACCGGCGCCCGGTTCACAGCAGCCACCGGGGCGGTGCACCCTTTTGGCCTGTCGACATCCTCCTCGATGAGGACTGACGTGGTGCAGCCCCTCCTGGTGTTCGACACCGAGCACCTCCGCGATATGCTGTCCCGCCTGCGAAAAGGTGACATCGACCGGGAATGGGGCGTCCATCAGGATCCGCCCAGCGTCCAGGCCGAAGGTGCCTACATCGCCGATCCCGAACTCTACTGGCGCCACCTGGACTCACACGTCCTACGCCCCCAGGCCAACCGAGCCGGCCGCATCAAGCACGTCTGGGTTAAGAGGAACCAAAAGTGGCCCGACCATCTGCACGACTGCGAAATCATGCAGCTCGCCATGGTGATGCTTTGGAATGATCTGGTCACGTCAAGTGAGTCAATAGCCAGCTAACCTATTGAAGTCACCCTAGGATCGGTGAAGATCCGCCCGAGGTGTTCACGTTTACCGTAGCCATCAAGAGGGCCTATCTCCGCAGTGTCTATGCGACACTGGGCGGTGTGACGCTCCTGGCTGCCCTGGCTGCTAAGTCTATCGCCGCGGCCACAGTGATCGAGTCCGGCCAGGTGGTCCGGTCGACATCATCCTCCGATGTGTCGGTCGAATTCGCCGAGCCGGGCAAAGGTGCCCCCACACCTTCCGAGATGGTCGAGATGTGGGAAAGCCTGCTCGATGACTACGACCTGGCTGTCGATTACCTCGAGCAGGACGGCATCCTCACTCCCACCGACGCCCAGATCTACACCAAGATGGTGGCCGTGGTTCTGGTTGCAGCCACCAGTTTCGGCGGCGACTTCTCCAACTTCCGCCGTGAGGCGAGCTATCGAGGCATGAGCTGATGGGATTCCTCGACACCATCCTGAGCAAGTTCCGGTCGGCGCCTGTCGACCGCTACGAGGGCGCGTCCAACTCGATCCGCCGTTCCTTCCTGGACACCAGCTACACCTCGGTACGGTTTGACGTCACCTCCAGCACCCGGCAGCAGATTGTCCGAAAGAGCCGATTCTTCGAGCAGAACAACGCGGTGATGAATCGCCTGGGCGACCTGTTCGAGAACTACACCGTCGGCAGCAACTTCTCGGTTCAGCCGGCTTCCTCCAATCCCGACTGGAATCTCCGAGCCAAGAAATGGTGGGACACCTGGAGCCGCTACCCTGACATCGGATCCCGGCAATCTTTTGGCACCCTAATGAGCCTAGCCGCCCGTGGTTGGTTCTACGACGGGGAATCCTTTATCCTCCTGACCAAGGGCGAGACCGGCCGGCCCCGATTGCAGCTCATTGAGCCTCAGCAGGTGTCGACACCCAATGGCCAGGAGGGTCTTCCCGATGTGTTCGATGGCGTCCGGTTCGACCCCAAGACGGGTCGGGCTATCTCCTTCTATTGCGGCCAGGAGCAGCAGCAGGGACAACTTACCGACATCCGCTCCATTTCTTCCGACTCGGTTGTCCATATCTACGAGGCCCAACGTGCCGGCCAGCTCCGCGGCCTGCCTTTTGTGGCTTGTGTGATCAACGACCTGCACGACCTGGACGACCTCCAGAAGCTCGAGATGGAATCCTGCAAGCTGGCCTCGAGCGTGGCTCAGGTGATCAAGACGAGCTCCGGCGAGGTCCAAGCCACCAGCCTCCGATCCGGTGTTGCTGGTTCCCAGGGAACCGCCCAGAACTACTACGAGAACATCTTCGGCGCCTCGGTGAAGGTGCTCAAGACCGGCGACGAGTTTGAGCAGTTTGCCGCCGACCGCCCCAACGTCAATATGCGCGAATACTGGCGCAGCCTCACCGAGAAGGTCTGTGCTGGCGTCGGCATCCCTTACGTCCTGGTTTTTCCAGAGTCAATGCAGGGCACCGTCTACCGGGGCTCACTCGATATGTCGTCAGTGTGGTTCCGCAGCCGCCATCAGGTGATGGCCTCGGCCGCCCGTAGGATTTGGGAATATGTGATGGAATACGCCATCCGCACCGACCCGACTCTCAGGGACAGCCCCGAAGACTGGTACGAGGTGGCCATCCAGGCGCCGCGAGCCCCTAACGTCGACGTCGGACGCAACTCAGCCGCCCAGCTAAACGAGCTTGGTGCAGGCATTACCACCTACGACGAGATTTACGGCGCCCGAGGCATCGACTGGCGATCCGCCCTGGAGGCCAAGGCCCAGCAGGCCCGGTACATTCAAGACCTGGCGGTTAAGTACGGCCTCGATGTCTCCCAGATCTCGACCGCTCAGAAGCAGCCGATAGCACCGGAGCCGGCCGCGGCCGCTCTCGAGCAGCCTCCTTCCGAAGAAATGCCCGAGCCTATCCCGGCCGAGCCCATCCAAGAGGTGGTTGCGGTGTTTGAGCCTAAGAAGCGGAAAACCAGAGCCAAGAAAACCGAATGACTAAAGTAACCAACTGGCTTTCCTACAGCCCAAGAGCATCAGCTAATGAGCCGGCGGTGCTCCAAATTTTCGACCAGATCGGTGAGGACTGGTTCGGTGGTTCAGGCATTTCTGCCAAGGCATTCTCCGAC